CGTGAAGGCGTCGGAGGCACGGAAATCATTCAACTGTTCAAACTTCGAGCAGATGTCGGCGCTCATCACCATCCAGTTAGCCGGGCCACGGAGGGTTGTCCGGTGGATGATGTTCGCAACTTCTAGAACCTTGTACATCAAGGCGATGTTGCGGTCCGTGAAGTTGACACTTGCACCAGCGGCAGTGGCGAAGTTATGATCAGCGCGGATGGCGGCTGCGATGATCAAGTCGTTGATGATTTCACGGTCGATTTCGGCGACCATTTCGTCGGCCATCAGGTCTGTCAGCGTGCTCTCGGCGTCGATGCTGTGTACGGCCTTCAGGTCTTGGGCGGCTTCCAGTGACCAACTCGTTTTGAGCTTACGAGTAATAGCGGCCACCGAATCACTGTCGATACTCAGTGTGACTTCAGGTTGGAACGGGTTAGCCTCCAAGTCATACTCGTAGTTCACGCGGGCCACTGAGCCATCGGTGAATTGGCCACTACTGAGTGTAATGATGACTTGGCCGGTCGTGTGACTAAAGACCGTTGCACCTGGGGTTACTGTATCAACAGCGATGTCACCGTTTGTGCCGAATCCAGTACAATCACCGAGCAGTACTACGTCTGGTAGACCATCTGGTCCAAAACCTACCCGCAAGCAAGGCACTGCATCATCGCAGTCTGGGTTTGCGTCAGCTGCTGATTCGAACACTTCGACGGTTACTGTACCGGCCAGAACTGGGCGATGGGCCAATGTAGCTGTGACTGTCGTACCGCCACCGACTACTGTTGCGTCTTCACCACGTACTTCTTGTGAGCTATAGTACGGGTCAAGTGCCCAACCGTTTTGGCGGTTAAATGATTGGGCGGTGTTCTGCCGCATAATCTGTGTTCCGGCTACTGTTTGGCCCTTTGATAAGGCGTAACGGTACCGGATATAGAAGATCAAACTGGCTGGTTGACTCATTGGTTGGACACCAACGAGATTGTCGGCGATTAATTTCGGATACGATTTGCGGATCAATGGCAGTGCAAATCGTGTGAAATCTGCGATGTTGGCCGTTGTTGTTTGATCTTCAAGAATGATTGAACGGTTGGCTGGATTCCAATTATTAAACTGGTTTTCCAGGATGGAAGCCATAAGACCGAATTTTTGTCGTGATATTTCACGACATTTTTCGAGTACTGGTGTCCAACGCTTGACTAAAGCGTTCTTTTTACCTTCACTGAGCAGCGATGCCTTATGAAGATCTGCGTCTTCTGTGATTAGGCGGCGAGATGCAGTGCTACTCTCTGTCAAATGTCTTCGTTGAGTTCTAGTCGGAAGTGCCATATTTATCCCCTAATGAGTCAATGCGTTGTGGTGCGTTGTCTAGTTACCGATTAAATTAAATCGGGGTCCATTGATGAGGCAATATCATTTACGGAGAAGCCAGTACCGGCTCCAACGGTTTGTGGTGATTGCCTTACTTGGACAGGACGCGGGTCCTGAGCTTCAACAAGGGTCTGGCGAGTAGTTGTTGGTTGTGCCCTTCTACTACGGCTCTCATCGAGTCTGCGCGATTGTGGCTTGCCTTGTGGTTTTTTCCCCTCTGTCACAAGGGATTTCAACTTAGCAAGCTCAGTTGCCAATCGCCGGTTCTCTTTCAAAGCTTTTTCGGCAATCGCGGTTTGCCTGTTGGCTACTTCGACTGCTTTCGCCTTTGCCTCATTTGCCTCATGGATCTGCTTCCTAGCTTTTTCGACAACGGCTGTAGATTGTCCATTATTGTTGCTATCGAGCTGGACGCCTTCCAATAAACCACGGACGGCTTGCAGCTTAGTCAACGCTGCGGACTCACTAAGGGCCGATTGCCTCGCTAATTGGGCTTCGATCGCAGTCCCCTTGGCTTCGCAGAAAATCTGCAGACGACGTGCGAGTTCCTGCTTATGAGCTTCAGTCTCTTCGAGACAAACTTGTTTGGCTTTCTGCACCTTGGCAGAATACTCCCTCTCAAATTCCTCTCGGAGTGTTGTCCTGTAGGCGTTCATTGCCTCGCAGATTTGAGTCGCAAGTTCTTCACTAACGCCCGCCTTCTGCAACAATGACTTAATCTTATCCATCTTAAGCTCCTCGCTGGAATCGCTCCTGAAATTATCTTTGAGCGAAGAGTTAATTTTTCATTCGCTCTCTTATAGTAAATTTGCTTTACTTCAGACCAAAGAAATTATTGATTTCCCTAACGAGCATTTTATCATACACTTCTGGTCTGAATTGCTTTCGTTCAGCAACCAATGGTCTTACTCTCTTAACCAATCCTTCTTGGATATTGAGAATAGCACCATTAACTGATGGTTCGGCAACCGCATCCCAAGTAACAAAAGCGTAACCGGGCATTACTCTATGAACCTGATGCCCATTATGCTCAGCAACTTCCATGTCACCAACACCACGTGACGATATGCCAACCCTCACCTTATGCTCAAATAAACCACGAAGCATAGCACCACATGGTAGAGAATGCAATATCTCTGCCTCACCAAAAACACGCTTCTGATCCATCCAAATTTTGGTGATCAAATGACTAACACGATCTAGATGAATCTTAGCATCAGATGGGTGATCATACTCACCCATAACAGCGCGACTTCCAATATCTTCCTGGATACCACGAACAGCAGGTGCTAAAACATCATCTGTAGGATAATACCTACCATTCGCATTCTCTTTATCACCATATTGAAACAAACCAGTTACACGCATAACTGGCTGCTCTTTGCCATTCTTACCCTCAACCACAGTACGTTTCATATCCAAAACTTGGAATGGAAACGTATCACGAATCAATCTTAGACCTGTTGGTATACAACCGGTCTCAGCGATCAACCCACGATTAAGTAAGGGCCTACTAGCAATTCTGCTTGGAAGCATATCAATCACCACTCTTCTTTGCAATAGGTGGGTTTGTGCCAGAACCATCATCCTTCTTTAATTCTGGACCAATATCCTCAAGAGTATCATCAGTTTTCTTAGTTGGCTTCACAGCCGGCATATCACGTTTGTTGTCTGTAACATGCTTAGTATACTTCGCACTCTTAGGACTTGTGATATCCTTGTCTTCAAATGCTGGTTCTTTCTCAGTCAATTCATCATCTTGTGCATCCTGCACAGCGCCAGTAGATTGAGCTTCTGTCTCTTCACCTTCGAAATCTGGCATCGAATCATCGGGTGCCTCCATATCACCATCAACATCACCGGTCGGACCAGTGGTGTCAACAGAATCAACTGGAGCCATATTATCATCACCACTAGCACCAAGCTCGGCATCAGTATCATCAGTATCAGTTTCCACACCGCCAACTTGGCCAACACCAACATCGTCAGTTACTTCCACAGATATTTGACCATCAGGTGTGGTAGTAATCCTTGCCATAGCTTCTTGCAATTGCCTATCTTCCTCAGCTGTGATAGGTCGTAATTGTTCAATTGATTCTCGTAGCCATTTTACAAATCTACTGTCATCTTTACCAGCTACAGATGCAAAAGCGGATTGACAGACATCATCTGGAATTGGAATTTCAATTTGTCCATCTTCACTCAAAACGACTGGTGGTAAACCAGCGTTTCCACCGTGATCAAAGATGAATCTTACACCATTAATCGCACCAGCAACAGCGTCTGATTGAGATTCACCCCATTGAATTGATTCATTCTTCAATTCACGAGGGGCATAAGCTGATTTCTTACGGCCAGCATTTACACCACGGCGTCTTGGACCTTTAAACTGATCTTCGACGAAATCGGGTTTCTCGCCATCATCTTCGGTATCTTCATTCTTGTCGTTGTCGTCATTACCGAATAGAGGAGCGGCACCTGGGAATGGACTCTCACACTCGAATAATTCAATTGCTTGATCAACTGCCTTTGGTAACTTACCATCTGGAATTCTCAAACCAATAGCTTGAATTCCAGCTAGTGCCATTCTTTCAAGATTCTCGGCGAGCCGTTTACCAGTAAGTTTATGTTCCTTAGCCAACTTACCCATAATTTTCACGATTCTATGCAAATCATTAGAATCAGTGATTACAGGTGTACCATAATCATTAAGACTAGTAGTATTGATATCAAAGCTCTCTTTAACGGCGTATGGATCTTCATCATCTGCGGAGTGCTGATCGGCATCGATGTCGTCATCGGTCTTCATCTCAGCGTGAACTGGTCGTGATTCATTCACAGTCTTACCACGCCGTTTACGACTTTCACCAAATCCACCACCACTCATTATATCCGCAACATCTTGTTGTTCACCGCCGCCCATATCGGTTTGTTCAGCGTTGATATCATCACCAAGTTCTTCACCACTACCAAAATCTGGTAATGGTTCTTCATCCATTGCTTCTTCACCACCAGACCCACTTGAACCACCAATTTGGATTAAAGGCGAATTAATATTAATTACTGGTGCACCACTAGCACCTTTATCACCAAGATCAGCCGTCAATTCATTAGCCAACCCAGAGTCAGTAGCACCACCACCAGCAGCACCACCACCTGTACCACCACCAATGGCATCACCCGGCATCTGATCAAAACTGCTTAATGTATCATTCGCGGCCAATTCTTCTTGAATTGTAGCAATTAAATCTTCCGCTTCATAAATCGCAGCATCATCGAAATTCGGCGTCTTCAAGCGATTGATAAGACTATCTAATTTCGTTGACAGTTCCACAGACTCACGAATCTTTGGAGTTTTATCCTTTAAGACAGTCAAAGTAGTAGCCAAAGCTTCGGCAGCCACCTCACGGTTTGAAATCGCTTCAAATATCAAATCAAGAAACTTATCATACGTGGTTTCAAAATCACGTGATTCACTTAAAATCTGTACATTTTCAACAAGAACCGGATGTTCAGATTTTCTAGCAATAGCACGCCATTCATCGATAATCTTACTTCTACTAATCCGCATGTTGGTGCGATAGAATAGTTTTGCAACATCATTACACAGTTGTTGATTAAAAACTGCTTTTGTAGCAAGCGCGTTCTCAACTAGTGTCTGCACTTGCCCTCTTGTCAACAGAGTAAATTCTTCTTTATCGTCTAGAAATGGTGTAATATTCTTGACGGCCTCTTCAATTTTACCTTCACTAATTAGAGTTGCAATATTTAAAATTCTTTTCTGGAATCCTTCAGACCAATAAGCGTTGTTAGCAACATCTCGCATTTTTCTAGCGATTAGTTTTCTCGATGCCCATTTCGTAACTGGTAGTCGAAATTGTACTCCATCATTAAAAGAAGCGGCAGTCACCTCACCATTCTCAACGATGATACGATCTTGCAAGCTTTCAACAATCGCCGCAACTAGCTTACTTTTTACATCCTCGTCAATATTATCTCCCATTACGCTGATGTGTCTTGCAATACCATCACGGCATCTAACCACACCAGAAAAAGGCACAACACGACTTGAAAAACGATGCTTTTTCATCGTATTGAACATTGCCGCCATTGCACGTTGATCATTCTCTTCAATGGCACTAACAAGTTTCAAGCATGCCTCTTGAAAAACTGGAGCCTTTTGTTCTTCAACTATCTCAACTGGTCGAATATTTGTTATATCAGTTTTACCATGATCAGCTGTATGCTCTGCAACAAAATACTTATTATTATCAACATCTTCAAAGTATAAATCGCCTTCATTGAGAGAAACAAGTTGCCATTTGCAACCAGTTTGTCTACCCATTTCCTTCACGCGACTTTCAAAGAAAGCCACTCGTGATTGTGCTGAATTGTTGATCGTCGCTAAGAATTTTCTACTGTCAATTCGTGCTGCATGCTTCTTGGTCATTTCTAAACTCCCGATGGCCACGGATGCTAGATTGACGGATGAAACGCCATCAACCCACGCCTGTCCGAAATATAGGTACTGCTATTCTTAATTTTGCTTGACGTTATAATTTTGCTGGTTATAGCATACTTACACGTACTGGCAAATCATCTTCGGTTATTTCTGAACCACCAGATTGTTCAACAGAACCTGTAAGAACATTATATGTCTCATTAATAGCACTGTCTCGCTCAGTTTTATTAACAGACCATTCAATAATAAGATCATGGTCATTATTAGGATCATGAATATTCAAACCACTAGATTCAGATGGATTAGCAGACAAGCCATCAAGTTCATTCTGAGCCAAGAAATGATCAAAGCCAGATGACAATTCAATATCTTCCTTGATAACTGGTTTACCAAGTCTAGTAGCCCATCGCTCTACAAGCTTCATAGCTTCTTTTCGACGACCCTGCTTCTTAAACTCAAGAAGCAACCGTTTTTCAGCAGCATAATCAAATCCCTCAACAGGTGCTTCTTCCTCCTCACCTTCAGGTGGCACGGCCGCAACTTCCTCTTCACCAGCCATATCAAGTGGTCCACCAGCCCCCAATGGACCTGCACCACCCCCACCTGGGCCACCAGCACCTTCAGCAGGTGTAGTCTCTGTGTCTTCCATTTCTTTCAATTCTTGTATTTCATCTGGTGACAAATCGGTGAAATGAGTAACAATCCACTCTCTTGGAAACCATCCAAGATCTTTCAAATCTGCCATTACGCCGACTCTGGTTTGCCACGTCTCTATTCTATACAATTCTTCCATAGCTGACGTGGCCGTCAATGCTATATCAAAACCTTTAATATCTTCTATAGAATATCCACGAAGTGCTAAATGTATTATAGCAACTTTAGTAAGCCCCGTCGATACTTCTCGTTGTACCCATTGCACTGCCTTCGCAAATTCAGAATGAGATTGTGATAGCGATTTTTCACTTGGTTCACCAGCACCTTCACCTATACCAACCCGCGCAAACGGTATTTTGGTTGGTGCAATCATCTTCTTCTTGAAATATTCGATATCTGCAATTTGATCAAGGTTTTCAGCACCAGGAAGTGTCTCTATATCTGGACCACTACCATCCGGTCTTCTTGGTAATAAGAAATCATCTTCCTGTATCAAAGGAGAATAACGTTCATCAAATGTGCCTGTCGTTGGATTATAGAAACGTTGCCGTTTAAAGTTCCTAGCAACCATTTGCATATATTCAGGAACTTCCTTCGGCGGTATAATGCCGACAGGAATGATGAATTTACGCTTCTCTGGTGCTCTAGTAATACGGTAAATTAATGCCGCATCTTCCATCAGACGAAGTTGTTTAAACGCTTTGCGACCACCATCAACAACAGCTCTCCCATAGGGGTGATATATGTTTTCGAAACTTGTTAAACGCAAATGCATCACTTGCCATGGATGCAAGAATTGCGGTTGTGGATAAAATGCATCCTGATAAAAGAATCCAACAAGATCACCAAATCTAGTCTCGATTCTAGTAAAATTATACACATTCATGAATTTCAGAGATGCCACCGCTGATCTATCAAATGTCGGTATAACTTCGAATGGCAAATCACCATACTTACATAGATATCGCACAGAAGGTCTACAATATGTATCCCAAAGTAGTGTGCTAAAGAAAAATTCTTCTAATTCCTTCTTTAATCTTCTATTTTTCGCTCTAATGATTAATGTGTGCTTACGTTCTGGATCGACAAGACTATTATGGATTATTACCCATGAATCGTCAGTGCCAGCCGCAAAGCAGTGATAGTTAGGGACCTCAATATCATATACTTTATCAACAATCCCGCACTCTTCTACAGATACAACTTTATGATTCTTACCACGATATGGTTTTAGACTATCACCAGGATTCAAATCTTTGGCTCTAGTAAATTCGTCATTATTCAATAAGAATAAATGATCATCGGTACAACGAATAGTTAAATCATCGTCTAGCACAACTCTAACTATTTTAACATTCATACCAGAAATTCTGGCACCTTTTGCTTTTGCTGGTATATATTTCGCCTTTTTGACATCATAAGAATATACCCAAAATTCGTGGTCGATTCCTCTAGACGCCAATTCAGCGATTGTTGGGCAAGAACCATCTAGTAATGGAATCCTTGTGTCGCCAGTTACACAAGCCTCGTCGGCATATAAATCAAGTGCTAGACTTATCTCACCTGTTTGATCCATTTGCTCATAATCTTTATACCTTTCAAGTCTATTAATCTGAAGATTCGTTTGATCAAGTATGGCAGCTTGGGTGTTGAAATCTAGAAACTCACCACCGGCAACCAATCGATCTAGATTAGATTGATTTTGAAATACTCTCTCTGCCTGAAATATATTGAACTGACGTGTTAATGCTCTAATTCTATCAAAAACTAACCAATTACTAGGCATACTTATTCTCCTAAACTATTTTATATTTACGTAACACACTGCAAAAATATGATATAAAACTATCACTAATATCAGAAAGTATCACACAAAGTGACTTATTCGACTTCTATATACTAGTATATGCATACCACGAAAATTTACCCAACCACAGTGACATAGAAAAATATTTGAAATTCATCGGTAGAAAAATAATGCTAGACCATCTAGAACAACTAGGAAATATTATATGCAACAGATCTGTAGAGGTGGTTAAATATGCAAATCTGATATAAATTGTTGAGTAAGTTGTCGGCAAATTGACGTAAAAATAAAATCAATATGATCTATCGTCAATTTCTCTAATTCCCCACAGCAAGCACATTTATATCCACCATAATGGGAAAATACTTATTTTTGAGTGGAATCACCCCTTGTGTAAAAAAACTTGGGTGGTGTTACAAGTGGTCTCCCTTGGCTAATCGGTATGCCACCAAGTTGTACCATATATGCCTCAAGATGGCGTACTGCTGATGTTTCAGGTAATTCAGTTGGTGCAAGAGTCATAGGCATTAAAAGATTCGGACCACCAGTTTCAGTATATGTCCTTTGAACATCAAGCATTTGATTATCACTCAAAATGGTCGGGCCAGTTTGACTCTTAAAGTCCTGTTTACCACCATATGGTATCAAATTACCATAGTCTATGACCAATGCATCAGAAGCACCTATGAGTGCTAAAGCCGTTGCTATTACAAGATCATCATAATTACCAGCACCCTCTTCAGCTTCAGTTTTATTTGTATCACGACCAATTCTATCGCGTTTTCTTACATAAGTGTTTATCTGCTTCAATAGCCGTTTACTATATATTTTATATCCATCATTGTTATCTCTAATAAAATCTATTAGATGTTTATTCAATGTGGGTTTGCTAGCTACACTGGTAGAAAATCCATAAGGGGCAACTTTCAGTGCTCTTGGGGCGTTTCGTGATTTTGGTGGGCGTGGCTTATCATTGATATTTTTCTTACGCCATAATCGCGGATACATCATTTTAAGTCTAAGTTCATCAATAAGTGTATCACCTCCATTATTACGTTCAACAACCGCAGTTGCATTATTATACCATCTACCAATTCTGTCTATAAATTTTATAAAATCACGTGGTAAACAATGCGCCATGAACTCAGCAACTTGTTCCATCTCGTCAATATCAAATACTTCTATCGCACTATAATCATGACCTTTACCAGTTGCTATATCAACCCCCATAGTATATCTATGACCTGATATTCCTTTTTGTGTTATTTTATCATTTCTTTTTTTATCTGGGGTTGCTAAAACCGGTTTTTTCCAAACCCATAAACCTTCTTCCTCGTGTTCAAATGTATAATCCATCTCTTCAGATTCAAGAGTTACAGGATTGGTATACGTCTGAAAACCTGAAACCCTCTGTGATGGATCTTGAACGGTGGTTTGAATATGTGCGATGACACTTTTATCAAGGACAGTGTTACCTGATCCAACAAAATCAGCTAAAATTTCTTGCTCAAATTTCCATGCTTCTCCTTGTTCTTGCAAGGCTTTATATTGTTCTTCCAACCATGGTGACCAGTATGGGCCATATTTATTTAGTTCTTCTTTAGTTGTGCATTTTTTGATGCCATCTCTGGGTGCGATTCTCTTTTTTTCACGTGATAACGGATCGGTATATTCAATTATCCAGTCCATATCCCACCAGTTGACACGGATTGGGTTGAATTGGTTAACTCCAGCTTCTGCATCGGTACAAGTTGACCAATACCAATTACCAACACCATTACTTGTTGATATAACTATAACATTACCACCATGTTGTAAGGTTGGCCAGCCAGCTGCCCATAATACATCCATTCCTTGTATAAACGCCGCTTCGTCTATTATATTAAGTGATGCAGCTTGTGATCGTAGAACATCTGGGTGCGATGTAAGAGATTGTATTCTAGAACCATTTGGAAATACTATTTCATGTTCATTCTGTTTTGATGGAGTCCATAATTCTACCATCCATGGTGGCAAATGTTCATATAAAAATTGAACATTTTCACGCAAAAACAACATTGCATCGTCATTTTTCCTTGATACTATAAGAACAGTTTTATTGGAATGAAACATTGCAAACCAAGTTGCAAAGGCTCCTGCTATTTTTGATACACCACTCTGACGGCATTTTCTGAATATATTTAATCTATGTTGTCTGAATGCCTTTATTGCTTTTCTTTGATATGAGAATGGGTAGAATGGTAAAATTCCAGCTGATGGGTGCTTCAATTTACCAAAATTACGTAGAAACCAAACAACTGATGACTGGCATCTTTTTATTACATGTGCCTGTTGTGGTGTAATTTTAGCCATTTAATATAGTCTCAATTATAAACTTTACGTATCGTACTTAGTTTCATATCACCACTCGTCATTTAGAGGTTCACTAAGCAATTCAGACAAATCTGGTCCTGAACCAACATTTTGCTGGTTCAGAATATTTATTCCAGTACCAGCTTTCAATGCTGCTATAGTCTTAACACTGGCTTCTAACGCTTTTACCGCTGTCTGATTGATATTCGACTTAACTTCAACAGCTTTTACTAGTCCGTCAACCCACATTCTCATGGGTTGTGCGCCGGCATTTACAGCCTTTTGTACCTCACCACGCAGTAGATCGATAGTATCTTGTGCCTCTTGACGGTCGTTTCGACATGCGGCTAATATTTCATCGGTTACATTATCTATACGATCAAGATATTTCTTTGTATCAATTGGTGGTTGTGCAAATTGGTCCGTGAGTTCTACTGGTAACTCAGCTGCACCGTTATATTCACGATAACCAACCGGAGTCATTACAACTTCATTCGGTGTTTCAGCCGTTTCAGCCGTTTCAGCCGTTTCAGCCGTTTCAGCCGTTTCAGCCGTTTCTTTCTGTTTATTTTCATTATCCTCTTGCGCGATATATTCACCTATCCTATCTTCTACTGCAGCATCTCTGTCGTCCAATTGATTAAGTAAATTCAAAAGATCTTCATCTTCATCTACGTCTACATTATTCATATCTAGTTCTCAAGGCAATAAGTAAATTATTTAACCAATCTCTGTTGATGCCATTAGTACTCATCATATACTGAGATAATTGTACCAACGCTGGTCGATTTTTAACACTAGCTAAATCATATTTATTTATCTCTTCACCAATATGTGATTGTATAAATGATAATGCTTCAGCAAAACGTTGGGGCACTCGTGCCTGGGTTCGTGTACTATGTCTATGCCCCATTCTACCAGCGCCAGTCATCTGTTTATTGCCAGAAGCCTGTCTCTTTGGTTCCACTCTCATTGAAAATTCTGGAACTGGATCATGACCATCTTCATCCCTATGTCTCGTTGTAAGATCATCCGTAGCATCAACGCGCCTTCTAACTCTATCACGAACAGTTTCTGGCATAGATTCAAGAATGTTATTTATATGTTTCTTAGTTAATTTACCTTCTTTGCATAGCTTATCCCATTCTCTATACCAATCTTCACAATATCTTTCAAATTTATCAATAGTATCTGGCTCGTCATCAGTATGTTCTTTTTCAACTTCTTTACCAACAGCCATTTGGCAATCTTTATCACATTTCATATCGCCACCGCACAGCATAATAGAATACCGATAAGAACAACAATAAGCGTCCAAATACACTTACTATATTTTTTCTGTTGTTGTGCAAAATATGCTTTAATAATTAAATAGGATGCCCACATCATATATTCACTAAATCTTGAAGTTTTTAGAACAATACCAGCAGCACCCAAAATAATAGCCCGTGATGCTTGCGCCGGATCACAATTTCCAGATATCACAAATAAAGGACAATTAAATAATGGAATCATACTTATAGACTGATCTGGTGTCGAGTCTGGTAGAGATAAGTCCAATAAAACGGCATCAACATTCTTACGGACGGCCAGTGCTTCCTTCATTGTACACACATGAACTATATATATATCCACACCTTTAATAGACTCAATAGCGTATTTTAATAATGCAGAATCAGTACGCGAATCTTCAACGATCAAAACATTCATAGCTCGCCCCATAATAGTATATTTGGGGGAACCTATTCATCATCAGAGTCTATTGTAGATTTTCGCTTATCAATTCCTCGACCTTCACTACCTTTATTCAATGGAGAATCTGTAAATTCGAAGCTCCTTAGTTTAATAAATTTAATAAATCCTGTAACAACCGGTCTAGACAATCCAGATTTATCAACAAGTTTACCAATAATCCCATCATATGGTCTTGGATCAGTATTGACTAATTCGTTCAATGCAATCAATATAACCATATAATCATCATGATATTTACACATATCTTTAGCTTCTGTCGTAAATCGTTGTATAATATCACTAGTTGGTTTTGGTTTATTATCAAGATATGTAATGTATGATGTAGAATTTTTCCTATCTCGTCCTTCCTTTTTAATATATGCAAGAATCACAGTTCTAGCAATCTGAGACCACATATTAAAAACTTTCGACATACCACGATATAATATTGTTTCAGAACCACCATATCTCCCTTGTGCTGGATCTATTATTGGTTGTTGAGTCAGTCTAGTATTACAATGTGGACAGGAACGATTAACTTTCACAATTTCATCTAGTGTTTTAATTCCATATTCACGCTGTTGGGGATTATATAATAATGAATCAGACGGCCTATCATGGTTAAAACACGTCCTACAATGTGGCCGTGCTCTATATTTATAGAGTGTTCGCTCTATTTGAACCCACGCAGTCTGAAGTAAATCACCAAATGCTGATTCTTCTTGACCTGGATAAATTGTATGTAAACCCTGCTTACGAATAATCTGGCGAATAAGTTCAGTAGCATTAGACATAATTTGATCACGTAATGATATCTGCGTGCAGCCGGTCCATATATATTGTGTCAGCTGCCATTCAACTTGCTCATTCACGAAATAAAGCTTTCGTGTTGATGGCGCAGCATCACCAGGAAGAACTGTAGGTGTAGATATTATCATGTTTATAACCCCAATCAATAACATACATACTTAAAGCTTAAATCTAGAAAGCTTTAATCAAAAGCAGCATAAACAACATTAACTATAAATATAGTATATATTATATTTGCTATTTACTAGAGCGTTGTAAAAATCGCTTACTAATTCTAAATCTGCTTTTAATAAGTTGAGCACCATCAATACTACCACCCGGCAGAATGACTGTTGTCTTATATCCAGCCGAATCCATCGCTTTCAATCTAGCCTTCGAATGGTTATATAAATATCGATTACAACGAAAATAAAAATCAAAAACTCTACTACGACCCATCCGATTATGGCGCACAGCTCGCCCAATTTTTTGAATGAACTCAGATTGAAGTTTACCACCAGTAGCAACAATCAAGTTTTCACAACCACCACGTAAATCAAGACCTCTATTAATAATCTTCCCACCTATAAGAACATTGAACTCTCTATTCTCAAAAGCACGTAGAACCTCGTTTCTTTTACATTTTGTTGTTTTACCACAGATAAAATGAGCCTTAATACCAATAGCATTTATCGCATTTTCTAGATATTCTCCAAGTGGTATACTATCAACTAAAATTACAGTACCATCATTTTCATATTTTTTACATAATGATGCAATGAGAGTGTGAAACTTTTTATTATCTATCATCCATTCTTTATAAGCGATATCATATGCTGAAGCCTCAGTTGGATCTTTAAGCCCAAACCCAATTGAGAAATATTCACATGATATAATTCTACCTATTTGCTCTAAATATCGCCTATTAACAGATATGATCGGCGAACCAAGATGCTCCTGCATAACCATCGCTTGGACCG